AGTTTCAAATACATCAGGTGTTGTACCGGTTGGCATAATTGTTGATGGTTGATTAACATTATTCCAGATACATTTATATACGTTATACTGAGTTGTAAGGACATAGAAGTTTGAATCTTCTAGGCGTGTAGCCCCGGAGTAAGCAGGGCCATATCCAAAACCAGTTGTTGTATCATATGCATCATCATAGTCATCATACACTTCACCTGACATCCAATCAATACGTCTTACAACATATGATACATCAGATGGTTTAACAAGTTTAGCAGTTAAGATATCACGACGAACGTGAAGATCATATCTAAAATTGTCTGATGGTTCACCAGGGGCGTCAGTTGTTGGGTTAGCAGGAATAAATGGTGACAAGAAATCTTGCCATGAGTTTTCCTTACCAAACCAATGATAGTAACGTGCTGTTCTAGACGTTACTTCCTGGTAGATAGCATCAGCAATTGTTTTCTTAAACTTTGCTTTAAATATTGAGTATGATGAAGCCATTTAATTATCCTACAGTAATCACCCAAGAAATTGCTACAGTTTCTGTAGATGATTTATTAATAACAGGGAATGTTGTTCTACATAGCATAGTACCGGCAGTTAACTTATGACCAGTACCACTTGTACCTGTAATATTTATCTGTGTTCCAGCATTTGCGTTTGATTCTGAAGCTGCAAGTTGGATTGTATTTGAATCAACAACAATAACATAGTATGTACCACCATCAGATAAACCGCTAATAGCAACGTTACCACCATCTGTATATGTTACTTTATCTGCAGTTGTAAATCCATGTGAACTAATTGTTATATTATCACTCGCATCATCAACATCATTATCACCGTCAAATGTTTTAACGGCTGATGCTGCAGCATTAAAGATACCAGCTTCAACTAAAGCGCCTGTACCTACGCCAGCTCCGAATGATGCATTAAATGTTGCAGATACACCAGAAGGTGTAGCACTTGATACAGCAACTCGAGCTAATTCGTTTTGAAGTGCAGTTTGATTAACTGCAGCAGTCGATGCATCATCACCAACAGCCATATGACTCATAAAATCAAAGTCATTATTACATAAACGCTGAGCAATGAATTCCTTTCCTGACGTTACGACGAGGTTAGGAACTTCTTTTTCATAGTTCACTTTACCTTCTTTATCGTATTTTTTAATTGACAAACGCCCTGTCAATTTAATACTATCTTTTAACATGTTTACTCCTAAGTTACCGTTGTTATTGGATCTGAATCAGAAACGGTTATATCTGATTCTAACATATTTCTTCCATCACCATAGAATGTTAACATTCCTGGTGGGTTATAATCTTCTTCAGGTATTACATAGAATTCTAAATCATAAGGTTCAACTTTAATTAAACCACCATTATCTGTAGCATAAGTGTAGTCTGTAGGTATAGTAGTATTTATTAACGTAAATGTAGCCTTCGATACCCATTCAGCAAGTTCAATACTTCCTTCAATCCCAGCTACAAAGTTATTCTGTATTTGATATTCACCAAATAACGCTGTACCAGCTGGATGTAAATATGATTTAGCAATTGATTTATATTTTTCTAAATTTTCATCAACTGTAATAAGATATGAATATTTTTGATAGAATCGACTATCTTGAATAAACATATCATCGTCAAGGAAACTATCATTAGTAGAATAATACCCTTGATATTTTGCAACAGCACCAATTTCAAATTGGATTAGTGCAAAATTTGTTTCTTCGTTTTGACCAATGCCAGTTTCTTCAAAGAATTGTTGTATAATTGTACCTACATATGTTGCTTCACCATAAGAAGTTGCAGAATAATTAGGTGTTAATGCATAACCATATTCTTGATATTTTTCAATGATAGAATTATCAGGTAAAGAATATTGTCTTGTAACACCTTTATCTAAAGTAAAAGTAGATCCAGAAACATCAATCGTTGATTTAGATGTTAATAAGAAAAAATCATTCTCATAACCAGCACCAAATCGTATATTAACAACACCAGTAATACCACCATTTGAATCTACACTTGTTACTTTTAATAATTGAGTAATCGTTTTACCGGCAGATATAGTAGTACCTTCAATCAAATCACCAATCTTAAATCCTTCACCAGGTCTTATAATTGTTGCTTTAGTTGATGTTGGTATAATATTACCGGTAATACCATTAAAATTAATTGTGTAATTAGTTTCAATTGTACCGAAGAAGTTTTTATCTATGAATACTTCGTATACACCATCTTGTACATGTTTAACACGAGTTACAAATACATTAATTGAAACATTAGTACCACTAACAACAATTCGATTTCCAGGTAATGTATTTGCATCACCAGAAGTAATGTCAATAAACAATGACATCTCTTGGTTCCAACGACCATCAGATGCCTTAAGTACAGAATTCCAAGGATACGAAATATCTGCAACTTTATTAAATAATATTTTAAATAAAAACTTATAAGAAGACTCTGTACCTTTTGATTTAAATAAAGGTTTAATCTTTCTTAAAAATAATCTTTTATCGATAAATGGATAACTAGTACCGCCGAGTATATCAAGTTCTCTTCTAAAATATTCTACATACTCATCAAGAGTAGTATCAATATCTCTTAATTCAAGTAGATCTCTTCGTTCGTGTTGATCTAACCATTCGTAATATCCTTTTAAGAATTCTACAAATATTGGATAGTCTGATCGTACGAACTCAGGTACCTGTTTAGATACTACACTTTTTAACTTAATATCACTCATCTATTAATTTCTGCTCGATGTAAATATGTAATTAGAATTACCTGCTTGATCTCCTTGTGCTACTTTATCAGCAATTACATTAACAAATATATTGTTATCAGGTATTTGTACTAATTGATTTCTTATAGATGCTACATCATTTGATTGTGGTTTAATAATAAATTCAAAAGAAGGGCTTGCTGAAGTATCGATACCAGTAATTTCTATTTCATTCATTTTAATATAACCTGTATCATAGTCAATTTCACCAAAATCACGAATATAGTTTTTAATATCGTTTTCAATGTAATACAATCTTAAATAGCCTGTTTGATCATCAGAATTTGGAAAATCTTCGATGTACATCATTTGATCATAACCTGCAATCATAAATCCGTGTGTTGAAACAGATTGTTCAGGAACTCCTGAATGATAGATTGGGTTACCTAAATTAATTTCATATGTTGTATTACTATTATATCGAACTTCTACTTCTCGATGTAATTTAATTGTTGTAATATTACTTAGTATTGAATCTTCGGTATCATCAATATTTCTAGACAGATTAGAATATTTAAATATTCCGGTAAATGATTCTAAATGATCATCATTATAATCTTTAATTGTTTGTATGACAAGATCTTTAATATCACTTAATGCGCGTGTTGTAAGATTAGGATTATAATAAACTGTTGTTGTTACTTCTAAATTAATATATTCTGGGTCAACAATTTCTGGCGTAATAGATACAACGTTCTTATTCTTTAATATTTCTGTAATGATCAAATCTTTTTGTGCTGCTGTTAAAGCGTTTGTTGTTTCAGGTTTAATTGAAATAAACACTTTACCATATTGTGCAGGAATGTTATCTTCTCCACCCCATACATTAATTGTTTGAGCATCAGGATATGATCTATAAATTGTTGCTTTATAATCTTCGGTTGTAACAGCTCTATTTTGTGCTGTATAATATCTTGGTGCATTGTATCTTATTGATTCAATATCTTCTACATCTGTACCACCGGTTGCTCCTAACGTTGTTGTTACAGCAACATTTCCACCTAAAAGCGTGGCACCTTGATATGAAAATACTCGAGCACCATTTGCTTCTGTTTTATTTGTTGTCATGTATGAAATCGTAACAACATTACCATTAGCAAGGGCTTTACCAATAACATCATTACCAAACTCTAATTCATACAATTGATTTTCTATTTCTTTAATAAAGAATATTTTAGAAGTTTCATTTAAATCTAATAATTCGTCTTGACGAACAAATGTTTCAAATGAGGCACTTGCTGAATTTTCTTGAACTCTAACTCTTACTGTGCTTAAATCAACATTTTGATTTGGTATAATGTATTTTACACCATCAGTAACAGTATATTTAAATTGTAGTGGTATACCTTCTTTAATTTCTATATCAGCAAATGTATATGTTGATCCTGAAAGTGAAGCAACCGCGGCTTCAGTATTATAAAAATTATATGTTGATCCATCTATTGTTGCTTGAAATGGTTGATATGCAGGAATTGTTAATGAAGCAGGAGTTGTTGTAGTATTAGAAACAACAACATTAATTTTTGCTATAGCACCAGTTGCAGAATGAGGAATATACCCAATTTCTTTTGCTCGTGAAACGATGCTTGATCGCTTGCTGGCTGAATCTAAAAATGATTCATTAACCGCTAAGTTAGTATATAGAGCATTGTAATGGGTGTTATAAGCAAGAACATCTAAAAGAATTGAAAGACTAGATCCTTCAAAGTCATAATCTCTAAAAGTATCTTGGCCTTGTAAATATTCTTTTATATTTGCTTTAATTGCATCAAAATCTAATTCTGATGTTTGTATTTTCCTATTCGTATAATGTGCCATTATCGTGTTCTCGTAAGAATTAAGTCAACCTCTATAGGTCTATTTGTATTTATTATTGTGAAATAGATGCTAACCGAAACTGTATATTCATCTGGTTGAACATTTACAAGTACATCATCTAATACAACTCTAGGTTCAAAATTTATAATTGTATCTTCAATTGCTCTTTTTAACATTACATTAAGCATAGGACCAGAAGGTTCAAATAGTAATCCTCTTATCTGTGAACCTATTTCTGAATGAAATGGTCTCTCATAGTTTTGAGTTAAAACGAGGTTACGAACTGAAGCTTTAATTGCTTCTTCGTCATACTTCATAGCCACATCATACGTTGCTGGATGCTTAGTAAAGTTAAAATCAAAGTCTGAAAATGTTCTTGTATTCCTTGCCATAGTATTATTTATAAGCCTTTTAACCGAAAAATACGCTTGGTGAACCTTGTGCTGCAATAGATCCACATGCAACTTGATCACCAATTCTAGCTGCAGGTATACCATTAACAAATACTGTATCTGATCCTTTTGCTAATACAGAATCATGACAAGAAGGACCACAACAATGTGTTACCCAGTGATCACCTTCTCGATGTACACCAATACCATTCACAAATACATTAGTACTTGCTTCATCATTAACCCTAGGTGGATAACACCCATGACCTGAACATATATCTCCTAATCGTGTAACTGCTGGCATTAAATTGTTCTCGTTTGTGTTGTATTTGATACGTAATTATATGTTGTTGATACACCATCAACAGTAACTATAATTTGCCCATTTCCGCTTCTACCACCTCGTGTTGTAGTAGATGATATATATGTTACTCCGGTTGGCATACTTGAAGTCCTTCTATAATTAGAACCTCCTCCGCCGCCTGCTCCTGAAGCATTTCTACCACCTGATCCTGCACCAAAGTATCCAGCACCACCCCCTCCAGATCCTCCATCACCAAGATCTAAATAACCATTACCACCAGTACCATATCCCCAACCGCCTGCAAATGTTCCATTATTACCTGAAAATATACCATTACCACCATTTCTTCCAGAGCCAGAATTACCTGTTCCTCGTGAACCTGAACCACCGCCACCCACACCGCTTTGTGTACCTCCACCGCCACCATACGCGGCTCCAACGTGATTTAAGTTATTTCCGCCACTTTGTCCAGTATCAGCACCCCCAGCGCCACCATATGTTGATGCATTATTTATTCCGTCTGCGCCAGCTCCTCCGCCTCCACCGCCAATAGCAATTAAAGTGCTACCAATTAATACAGCAGAAGCTCCTCCGCCTCCACCGCCAGCTCTACCCTGATTATTTCCGTTTGTTCCTGCTCGAGCAACATACATAGTTAGCACAGTACCAGGTGACATTGTTCCATTCCATACGACAGTACCGCCTTGGCCACCTGCATCGTTTCCTCCATTTGATCCACCACTAGCACCATATACAGTAATTGATACTGATTTAGTAGAAGCTTTACCATAAAAATTGCTATGTTTAATTTGTCCTGATGCAGGAACTCCAGCAGCAGCACTGTAAAATTCACTCATTGAATGAGGTGCAGCATCTCCAAATTCGTCAGCAATATTCTTTAATGATATTTGACCTGAAGATTGTAAAGCCATTAAACAGTTCCAAATGCAGTCACATCACCAGTTACAGTTAAATTTCCTGAAGCATCTAGTTTCATTTTATTTGTACCACCTGTAGCAAAATATAGTACACCGCCTGATTCTGTAATTGTCCAATTATTTAATTTAACAGTTGATACTTGTAATGGTGCTGAACTATACGATGTATGCGTTGTATCAATAAATGCAGATGCATCTGGTTCTGGAGTATAGCTATCATAAAATTTCCAATATCCATCACTGGCATCTCTAAATAAACCTGCATGTTGATATGTACCATCATTATAATTACCAGCAATACCAAAATCTGGGTTTGCCACTGTTGATTCACTATTTAAATAAATCATATTATCTTCAACTGCTAAATCAGTTGTATTAATAATATTTTGAGTTCCATTAACAGTTAAATCACCAGTAATAGTTAAATTTCCTGATAATGTTGCACTACCAGTTTTGTCTAGTTTATTTGTGTCTAAACTTGTAAAATTTTCATCTAAATCTGCAAGAGGTATTGAACCAGTTCTTGCAGCAAAAGTATTTGGTACACTCATGTTTCCCACCCTACAGTTTCATTATTGTCATTATTCCATGGCAAAATAGTATTAGAATTATTTTTCCATGTTACTATTAATCCAGATGGATTAACGTATTGTAATAGTTTTAACTTATTATAATCCCAATCATTTTCTACATCAATTGTATATGTTTGACTTGATGTAGTAGATGTTGCGGTGTATGTATATGTTCTAACTAATGTTGTATCAGCTCTAAAATAATATACACCATATAATTCATTTCGGTTTATTTCTGCCCAATCATATACTTCTACAAAAGTATCTTGTTTTGTTCTGTATTGTATTAATTCATCAAATGCATCAAGAAATTGACCACTAATTGTATTGCTTGATACTGTAACACCGCTGTCTGGTGTTGAAGCAGTTATTGTAACTGGCTCAAATTCAGATGTTAATTCATTATAATAAGTAATATTATAATTAAATAATTCTCTTTCATTAATGCTGCCTAATAATGAAGATAACGGTGACCAAGCCATTACGTAATTAATACAAACTGTCCATTACTTGAAACGCGTTTGTGATCCCTCATTGTAAATGCATTAAATCGATTTGCTGTATATTTAAATGATACATGAATCCATACAGTATTTTTACCAGAATATTCTAAAAGTATTTGGTCATACGGTACCATTTTAGCTAATTGACATGCTGCTTCATAGTGTTGTTCTCTACTAAATCCTGGTATGACGATATCTGCAGCTTGACCTAGATAATGTTGTGATGTAGCACTTGATCCTCTTACATCGCCCGGTCTTCTAAAGCCAGATGTAATGACCATATTAGGATATAATTCAGCAAGTGGTTCTAATACGTTTTCACATAAGCCTTTTAGATTACATACGATTTCATTTTCTGTTAAACCTTGTTGAGGTTTAGGCATACGTGAACCATTCTTTGTTAATGCACTTAATGTAAAGTGCTTAGTTAAATATAAATCTGGTGTAAACTTTTCAAGGCCATTAATAATGGCACATGATTGAGGCAGTGCTGTAACACTATTTCTTGTAACTGCACATGTTTTTTGTGTAGTACCATAATTTTGTTGTTCTGGATCTAATGTACCTTCATTAATACGTTTAGCAATGTATGCAGTAGGATCACCTTCTTCTGGTGTTTCATAGTGAGCAGCAGCTTCTACACCTCGAGTAATCACTTGTAATTCTTTAAATGATGGCATAACTGGATCATATGCTAATGGTGTTGTTAATCCTGAAGATACCGCAACTCCACTGTTAAAGTCAATACGTGTTGCATCACCTGCAATATTACCTGACGCTGTCATATCAACGTTACCGCCATGTGCTTCTAAATTAATACTTGCGGCTTTAACTTTATATGAACCAAGTACTGATGTTTCCATGCTACCATGAACATGCGTTTTAGCATTACCCATAACTTCAATATTTGTATCATTATTAACTTTAACATTCCAATTACCATCGATAGTAATATTACCTGAACCTTTAACATAAACATAATCGTTACGTTCTAGTATTTCATAGTTATCACCAACAATCTTTTCTACTTTAGTGCCATTTGAATCTATCTCAAAGAATGTACCTTTTGTATGATAGAGATGAATACGTTCTGAATGTTTTGTATCATCAAATTCGAATACATGACCAGATTCTGATTGATAAACATGGTTATATGGGTATGTTGCATTGTATGGTATAGGTGATTGATCCCATGTTACATTAAATGCAGTTACTACGCCTTTTGTTCTTGTTAATTCTTTCTTACGAACAATTGTTTTCTTTATATCTTCATGTCTTGCAAGTTTATTTGTATCTGGTTCAAATTTATAAAGAGGATATTTGCCATTAGGATCTCTAAACCCAAATACCATTTTAAGGCCATTATCTAATTGACCTGACGCAGTTGTACTAGAATCGACTGTAGGTATAGCTGCTTTAACTGGAACAAGATCACCTGTGGGCCCTGGAATGCCCTCAGCAATAAACTTATCTTTCTCTGCTAGGCGTTTTCTTAATTCACCTTGATCAATTTCACCATTAACTTTTGCTTCTTCGGCAAATCCAGTTGCTGCAGCAAGATAATCATTATTG